AGAGGCCGCGCAAATGAGGGTAATTGTTATGGATATGTAAGTATATGTCTTGATGTAAACGGGTTTCTGACTGGGTCATTCCTTAGCCTCCATTCTCAAGAAATCCAAGTTATCAACAATATAAACCTTAAGCGGTCCAAAACATTTATTATTTTCATATAGCCAAATAAGGTAATTTGCTGGCATATTTTCAAGCGTATAGCCTTTGTATTTTCCAAAGGTCATAATACTGTCATCTTTTAGTTTTGTCATTACTGTTTTTTTATTATTAAACCATTTTTGTTTTAATGACAATCTTAGTTTTTCCATCATATATAATTTAATTACTAATTACTTCCTCAACAACACAAGCCCCGCAAGAAATAAGCCCATCTTGCAACTCATTATTTTCATTATAAACCTTATGCTTTTGGCCCAAAAATTCGGAGCCGCAACAATCACACACATTTACAAATTCTTTGTATTTATACCAAGCCCAACCGTTTTTATAATTCCTTAGTTTTTGATAAGTAAAGAATTGATTCTTTTCGGTGAATTTATATAAAATCCAACCCATTTTAAAGCCTTTGGCAATACGATAATTCTCAAGCTCTTCTACAGTGGCAGCATCAAGCCATTCTTTTTGCTCCTTTGGGTTTAATCGCTGCAATATGATTTCCATTTGCTCAACTGAAGTTGCAGGGTATTCAAAACCGCAATATTTACATTTCTTAGAACCTGCTGGAATAAGAGCCTTACAATTAGGGCATTCTTTTATAATTGCCGGGCCTTGTTTTTTCTTTTTCTTTTTCGGTGGCAAAAGAGACCATTCACGATCAGAACACCAGAATTCATGTCTGTTGATATTACCTCCACAATCAATAATATTGAAATGATCAAGGCCTTCGAAAATCCTAGAGCCGCGCCCACACATCTGAAGAAAAAGAGTAATTCGCATAGTAGCCCGAAATAGTATTATTGTTTCAATACTTGGCTCATCGTAGCCAGTTGTAAGGATATCAACAGAGCATAATACCAAAAACTTACCTTGTTTAAAATCTTCAAGGATCTGATCCCTATCTGTCGATTCAGCATCGATTGACCTGGCAGAAATGCCAACTTTTAAAAATTCATCTCTTACCCGTTCAGAATCTTTGACAGAAGATGCAAACAAGAGGGCTTTTGTGTTTGGTGTTAATTTTTGATAATTTTCAACTACATTACTAAATACTTGATTCTTATCATAGTATTCAGAAATAGCCTTTTCATCGAATTCGCCACTCTTTAATTTAACTTGAGAGAAATCTAATTGCAAGCCATAGTACACAGCTGGCAATAGAAATTTTTGCTCTATGAGATCTGCGATTGGTACTCCTTCAATAATACATTCGTAGTAGTCAGATAAAGGACTTTTAAAACCGGCTCGATCTGGTGTGGCTGTTGCTCCTATGACATATTGATTAGGTGTTAATGCTGCAAAAATCTTATCAAAACTACGTTTATGGCAATTATGCACTAATACACCATTAGCAAAATAATTATTATTATCTTCTATTTCTAAATTATAGACAATATTTCCTTTGCTACCATCTTCACATTTTCCATGATTGCCTGATTTGTATATGTTAATACTAGATACCCTTTCGAATCTAATAAAATTATCTTTCTTGAATCTGCTTTTTTTACTTTTAAGCTTGAATGAGATCCACCATTTATTTCTATTAATATTTTTCTTTCTGGGTTTCCAATATCTATTTTGTAGTGATAAGGCAAGTAACCATTTCCAGTTATTATAATTAATTCTGGAAACCATCCATTTCCTAACTCTGCTAATAAAGCTTTTTGCGGCTGAGTTAATACACGACCATTTCCACCTTGAATCTTTGGCTTGTGTCCAATTCTCTTTAATGTATCTGATACTTTTTTTCTTGTTTCTGGGTTTGACATTGGATTTTTCAATCTCATCCTTTTTGATGATAAAGTCCCTGTGTAATCCCAAACACAACGTCTTGAGCAAAATACTTTTCCATTTTTTTTCTTTTTCCGTTTTAGTATTAGCATTTTTTTTCGACCAATATCTTTTAATGTTATTTCTTTTTTGCAGAAATGGCAAAATTCTGAACTTACATCTTTGTGTTTTAAAATGTGACCTGACATATATATAATCATTTAATTTAACATCCTTTGCGGATACATACCCTTTATTTTTCACAAATATAGGATGTTCTTTTGTGCAATGCAAAACAACATGCAGGTACTTTAATGACACCATGTCACTAAACGACTCTTTTTCAAACTTATGCAATACCTTTTTTTGCTCTATTTTTTTTGTATTATGATTAAAACTGTCCACAAAATCACCAACTTTTATATCCTTTATGTCAATTTCGCCGATCTTAGTTTCGGCAGGGAAACATTCATCAAAAACAATGAGCTTAAAGCCCTGTATGAATTCTACATAACCTGGCTTTTGCAGCCGCCTCTTAATAGTTTCCGACATTGCTACGCACAATGTACCATTTGGAATAGTTTTTTGCTTGGCGGTCAGAAAAGAGGATGTTAACCCAAACTTTAAAAAAGTACTTCCAGCTTGCTTTAATAATTCTTTACGATCTGTTATGATTAATACCGAATTACCATTTTCGATGGCTTGTTTTGCCATGAAAGTAAACATTACGGTTTTACCTCCCCCGGTTGCAAGCTGCATGATCAAGCGCCTAATCTTAGATACCCATGCCTTTTTAATTGACTTGATTTGATCGAATTGATACCACCTTAATTTCATAATTCTATCAGTTCCCTTTTAGCATCCCTTTTCCTATCAAACCCAATCGAAACCGTAATAGTAAACGAAGCCAATAAACCACCGTACAAACACCTTTGTAAGTATTTATTGTTTTGTGGATGAGTGAAAGAATACAGATAACTAGTCAATAATGCTGCTCCAGTACCTATAAGCCTGCATTGATTTTGAGTAAAATTTGTTTTTTTGAATACAATTTCATAGGTGATTAAATAAGCACCTGAAGATACTGCAAAGCTTTTCAAGAGCGGAGGGAAAAAGTCCGCTGAATTATCAATAAGCTCTATGTCTTTTGTTTGTGCGTTGAGTGTAAATACAAACAACATTAAAATTAAAATTAGTTGTAAATTTTTCATGATTCTTTTTTTAAGTTTTTTAATATACTTCTCATGTAATTGGCGCGGGCCTTGAAAGCTACTTTCAGCTCTTGGGGTTTTTCTGCTTCAATTATTGCATCATAAGTCGATTCAGCATCACCACGACAACAATAATTTAACAATTTATCATCCATTACCTCCGAATCAAATGCTTTACAATAAACACACTTATAACAATTTACTTTAATGGGTTTGCATAATGTGCATGAATTGTGAGTACCGAAACCTGTTATTGAGTTTATTACAAATCCATCACTAACATGATTTTCAATTTCTTCAACTGTAATACTCTCATATCTAAGTATCAGCTCTTTAAATTCTTTTAAATTCTCCATTGATTTATTTTTTAAAAGTTTTCGATCTTTCCTTCTTTAGCTTCAATAATCCCAGCTAATGAAATCCCTGGGTTTTTCTCACAAAGCACAAAATACTCAAAAAGCATATTGAAATCTATGAACACAAAAGAGCTGAAACCTTCATTATCTTTTGAAACATAGGATTCACCTAAATAGTAGTGAATGTTATTGAATCTCATCCATAGCGCGAACGCTTTAATTTGGCTTTTATCCATTTCGTATATATTTAATTATCAATCTGTTGTGTTATGCTAAAACATTCCTGATCGTTAGATTTCTAGTAATGTATTGTTTATTAATGTAAAGAAAGATACAAAAAAGTTAACTAAAAAAGTTAACTAGTTAACCAAATTTGTAAACTGAGCTTTCCGCTCATACTGGGCGTTTCAGAAGAAATCAGTTATAGTTAACTAAAATCCTATATAAATTTAAGAAAATAAAAAATAATGTATAGATAGTAATATATAATATACTATATATATATAACGTTACCAACTAACTTTATATATATATGTAGAAATATCAAAAAATATCACTTTTTAAATATTTATATAGAAAAGTAGTTAACCATAACTTTTTTGCTCTGTATCCTGCATTATCAGTACAAAGCTCAGTTTACACTTTCGAGTTAACTGTTAACTAAATTGGTTAACTTTTTCAAAGAACCTTAAATCAAGCCTAGTCATTGTGTAAAGTATTGTTTTAATCTTACTATACTGGTAAAGGTTTGGCTTTAGGACGTTAGTTTTTTAATTGCTTTGGTTATTTTCTTGATTTGTTTTAGTGTTACATTTTTTATACAGCCGATTTCTATACATTCGGTTAATCCATCCCTGCAAATTGTTTTAAATGGGCCTAATTCTAATTCTATATGAGAACCTGCCTTTGCAGCTGGAACAAATACTTTAGCCCACTTTAACCATTCTGTTTTTTTGGCATAGTCTTTTTTACACTCGATCATACCGTCTTTAATAATGACAGGGTGTTCACCTAGCATTAACTCTTGTTTAGGTTCCCATATTTTCCCAAGTATTGAATTGTGAAATTCCTTAATGGTAGACCGATTAATACGTCCTGATTTTATTAGTTTTTGGTTATTCAATGTCCCTACTGACTGCCAAGTGCCATCTTCAAATCCAGCAACCAAATTAAATGAATTGTAACTGAATGAAACTATCTTATCTGTTACTGTAGCCGTGATTACAGTATCACCAATATGAAACCCTAATTTATGGGCCTCTATTTCGGGTTTTGTTGCTGGTCTAGCACGGCCTAATAAGATACCATTATCTGTATGTCCTTCTTCGTCAAATTCAGTATACCAATAATCGCTTTTGCTTAATAATTTATAAAGTTTATTTTTTGTATATGTATTATAGCTTTTACCAGTAAATACTACCCACTCAACTACATCTTCTTTTACTGGTTCGGCAATAAAACCTTTATCTTCAGTCCACCATAGATGACCATCATGAAATAAACCATGCGTAATAAACTCTAATTTTAATGGACTTTTAAAAGACCTATGCTTATCTTTTTCATCTATAAATCTATATCTATTACACCCTTCAAACATCCTTTTAGCCTCCTCCATTACATAATCTAAAGCAGATTTTTTATTTACAAATCTAATATTTCCGCTATCTTCATTGAATGCAAATGGTGAATTACCTACCTCGCAACTTCTTATTTCCCAATTGTCATTTTTACGAATGAGCCATGTGGTATCATCTTCATAAGCAAAACCATCAATCATTTTTTGAACTGGCGTTTTTATGATTTTTGCCCATCTGCCATTGTCGTATACAACGCCACCACGTCCAGGCCCAACAACAGATATCCATGTATGTTTGTCATTCCACCAAGGATCGATTTTACAAACCACTTCATCATCGAAACTACCAGCAAACACAACACCCTTGTAGTACTCTTCATAAGCCTTTTTCAAAAGCTCATCTTTCGAAGGTTCTTTTTTTAAGTCAATAACTATCCGAGGAGTAATTGTCTCACTAATATATGTATCAATCTCATATCCTTCAGGAATAATTTCCTTAAGTTTCGTTTCTTTATTTATTTCCATAGTCTTTTTCTTATTTATGTAAATTAGTGATGATGGTAATTTAGGTAATGGCAAACTAAGTCCACCCTTGATGATTTCATATCCTTTTACATGGGATAGATTTATTTTCTTGAATAGACTCATACCTTAAAAACGCCCCTCTAGTTTGTAATTTGCTAATTATTTCTAGCGCTTTTGTCATTTCGTTTTCAATGTCTTTTTCATCCATCGTTATTTGATTTAAGTTCTAAATTAGCTTATTCATACAGGAAATTCTTTAAATTCCACACCATTAATTTTGCATCCGGCTTTCTTTTTGCCTACTCTTTGCATAAGATAACCTTTCCCGCACGAAGTCCCTTGCCATTCTCCCCAACTTTTAAAAAAGAAAGGCATTTTGTAATCTCGGCAATCTTCAAGCAATTCATATACATGTTCAATATGCATTGGCCTGGCATTCGGTCCCGTTTCCCCTCCACAAATCACCCAATCCAAAAAACTAAAAGCATTTATTCTGCTTTCAACATTACCATTTTCATTAAACTTATCAATATGCTCAAGATTAACAGATCCAAGCATAGGCTCAATACTAACAAAGTGCTTTGCAGCTGGTATTTGCAGTAATAAAGGGATTCGCTCATTTGCATTTTCCTGATTTTCAATTGTAGCGCCAAACCAAATATTTGCGGCTGGTTTCCATTTGGATTGAATACCTAACTGATCAGATAATTGTTTTCTTTTCCAGGTAATGTATTCTAAAGCCCGATCAGGTCTTTTTGTTAACACTTGGAATGTGTGTCTTTTACAATGATCCATAGTGTTGAAAACTTGATCTATCTGTTTGAATGTCAGGTTTCGGTGGAAAGTATCAGACATTGAATTTACAAATACCATTGATGGCTTTTTCCATTTGGTAGGCTCTGTCAGTGCAGCCAGCCATAATTGCACAACATTAAAATCTTTTTGATATTTATCTATACCCATGGCTTTTAAGCGCTTATGCATTGGCTCAGCATAGCAATTAATACAGCCGGTTGATTTTTTGGTACATCCCTGGTTTGGGTTCCAAGTTCGATCGGTCCATTCTATTTTGCTCATGATGTAAGTTTATTAAATGTTTGTAAAAAAGATATTTTTGCATCGATTGAGGTCCAACAATAAAAACTATTAGTTATTGACTTTTTGAGCACTATATGCTCCCATTCAAATTCAAGCATATTTTCATCAGCAAGTTTTATTTGATTTTCGAGCGGATATTTAAATCCAAATTTTTCAGCAATTAACAGCATCAATTTGTTTTCGATTAACTTGTAATCGTTCAATCTTCTTTTTATCGGCCTTGGCATATCCAGTAAATAAGCCTCTGAAGCATCGTGCAATAATGCCTGCAATTTAAATTTATCATCAACCATTTTAGAACAATGTACACTATGCTGTGCAACCGAATAGAATTCCGGCAAGTGGCCACCAAACCGACATTGAAATGATAATGCATGCGCAATATCTTCAATGCAGATCATGTCAATAGTAGGCTCAAATACATTCATGTATTTACCGGTGAAAGTCCTGATACAATCAGGTGTGTGTAGATTCTCCATGATATCAATTTAGATTAATTGTTTCTCTTAAATAAAATGCAAGCAAAGCCTGTTCGACTTCTTTATCGCTTAAATGTTTAGCTTTTTTAGAAGCTTTTTGCAAAAGGTCTAAGTTTATTTTATTGGAAATTATGCAACCTTTGAGTATTTCAGCTGCGCGGCTTTGTGTGCCGGTGTCTGGCTTTTTACCAAACATTCTTTTTATTAGGGCTTTTAGTTTCTCCATGAGTCCATTTTTTTTAATCGTTTAATTACCATTTTTATATTAATAGTACGTTTTTTGCTCCAGCTCCTAAGACTAGAAACTGTATTTATGATGAGTTCGTAAATATTAGGATTCTCTTTAAGTTCCTTTTCTATTTCTTTGGCTTTTTGTTTTGGTGTCTTTTTCATCGCTTTTTTTAATTAACAATTCATTTTTTTTATTTTCAATCACTCCATATCCATCACATTTGTAACAGCTCACAATAACTCCTTCATCAGAAGTCCCACTACCATCACAATCAGGACACCGCACTACTTCAGGTTTGTTTTCAAGTGCTTTTACTTTACTTTCAAGCATTTCAAATTCTTTTATTGCTAATGTCTTTTGGTACATGCTCAATTTGTGTCCGTATACTAATGCTCTTAAATTCTCCATGATATCAATTTATTAGTTTTACCCCCAAAACCCCGAACCGGTCAAGATGTCGGGGGGTTTGTCCGCAAGAATTAGCGGAAACTATTCATCATTAAATCCTATTTCTTTAACTGATAAATTCTCTTCTTCTTTTAGCCATTCTGCGAATGACACCCATAAATCATTTTCATTCAAGAATTTTTCAAAAATCTGTATTAATTCGTCTTTATCCATAATTTTTATTTTCATTTTCAATTAATATTATTATTTTTTTAGCTCTTGTTGTATTTTCTTCTAATGTTGGGAACCTAAAACAAACCCCGTTCGTTGTAACTATATTGGATAGTGATGCACCAGTTCCATATATTTCTTTAACTTTTTTGTAACATTTTGTTACAAAAGCCCAAGATTTTTCACCATTTGATTTATTTATTTGGATTTCAATACAGTTAGGATTATTAAGACTATTAACCTTTACTAGTTTATATAATTTCAACATACTGTTGCTTTTAAATAATCTAACTTAAAAAATTCAGATATCTGTTCTAGTGCCTTTATTTTAGCACCAGTTTTAGATATTGCATTAATAAATTTGGTATGTCCTTCGCCCCAAATTTTTTGAGCTATATCTGAATGTCTACCTCTGTAAGATAGTTCGATAGCGTAATTTTTCATTTTTTTCATAATCATTAATTTATTATTTTCACCACCAAAACCCGAACCGGTCAAGATTCGGGGCGTTTAGTTGTAGGGCATTATTTATAAATTTGCCATATAAGTACATTTGTATTCAACTTTTAGTTTATTCATGGCTTTTTCAGTTGCATAATATGATTTTAGTCCTCTTTTATGATTACTTCCATTTCCACTTAACGAAATTCCACGTCCTTTTAATTCTAAATCTGTATGTAAATAAAATTTACTGCCATAACTGCAAACAAATTCAATTTTATTATCTATTGAAACGTTTTCCCCTAATTCTTTGTATACTAATTTATGTGCCATTTTCTAATTTTTTAATACACTCCAAAGATAAGTATAATTCCCATCAATGCAAATATTAATTGAATATTAATTGATGTTTTAACATTCTTTAACACTTTTAATAAAAAAAGCGATGCCTCAAATGAGTACACCGCTAATACAGCCCCCTGTAAATAAGGTTTATTCTATTTTCTTAATAGTTTTATAAATCTCCCCCCTTAGCAACTCTAAAGTCATTCCAGATTCCAGACTCATATCAGCAATATGCTGAAATGTAGCAATAGATATACTTTTAATAATCTTTTTATAATCTATTACTATTTCTTCAAAAAGCTCATCGATTGTTTCATTAATTTCTTTAATTTCTTTTTCCATAATTGTTTTGCTTTTTATAATAATTAACTTTTTATAAATTCATCCTTAATCGTCTTGCTTACATAAGGTTTCGAACAGCTCAACATCTTCGCAATACCACTTTGCTTAATTCCCTGTTTATACATTCGTAATATCGTTTCTTTTTTCGTTTCTCCTTTTCCGTATGCAACGCGCTGTAATTCTTTGATCTGTTCTTTGTTTTCAAAGGTTCTCATTGCAGTTTTTAGGAAATAATTGACAAGCTTCTCAGCTCCTACTAAGTGCTTTAAATCTACACTATAGCCATAATTATTATCGATTCCTCCAAATACATAGTCGATTAATTGAAGTATCAAAGCAAACCTGGGTAGATAGGTTTTTAATTTTGAAATGTAATTAACAGTAACAACCGTAAATTTATTATCATTTTGAAGATCAGTTAAATATTTATCTATTTCAAAATACTTATCAATTGCTGAATCGGTCATTTGAAATTGAGTAATTTCTGTTTGATTCTCAACCTCAAAATAATAATCGTAAATCTTTTGATAGTATTCTTGTTTTACGGATGAATCAACATTTTTCCTGGATAGAGGTTTTTTTTCTGTATTTATATCCGTAAATAAGAAACGGTGTAATAATCCATCCGTTTCAGTTATTTTATTTATCTCTGTTGGTTGGATGGTCCCAATTATGTTAATATTTACCTTGTCAAGCATTATTGGATCGGAGTTGACTCTATTTATAGAATAGAATGAATTATTGAATGAGGAGAGCCAAAACTGCTTATCATTTGATTTACCAGCCGCTTTATATTGACCCATTGAATTAACCCACGACATTAATTCGTCGTTGAAAGCAAGAATAGAATTAGTATTTATGCCATGTACCTTGAATGCACTTTCTACAGTTATATTTTGAACTATAATTTGTTTTAATCGTGGCCTTAGTAATCTTTCTTTAGTCGGATCTTTTGCTGCCTTCGATTCGTTTTCTTCAAATATTTCAGACTCAATTTTGAAATTATGAAAGAAATCTTTATTTAGATCGATCAATGGATTTAACATATTTTCAACAGGATGACTTTTGATCGCTCCAGGTTCTGAAACAATTGCAAACCAGAAAAGGGCCGGTGTTGTCCATTTTCCAGCTGCATCTATTCTATTTTTATTGCCAGCAATACCACCGATGACAGACATAAGGCTTGTTAAAGTAAAAGCTCTGTCGTAATTTAAAGCGAAATCAAGCACTTTGGCGTAATCCCTTATAAATTCTGGGAATATTTCAATTGGAAATTGTATTTTATCCTTGATCTCTTCGGGTTCATTGAACTTGTCATATAATAGTTTTGCATCATCAGTTAAGAATTCGTATGCTTCGAAAGGATCAAAGCTTACTGTGTCTCCGTTTAAGAATTCGTATTTTTTAGCCATTTATTTGTTGCTGTCAAAAGTTAAAGGTTTACTCATTCCCAAATTAATAGCCTGCTTTGCTGTCTTAATATATCCTGAAATCCCTTTTTGTAAATACCCATTAGAATGAATTAGAGATTCAGCCAAGCTTTCAGCATCCATCTGCGATAAATACCCACCACCGACATAGCCGCCAAGACTAACAGAATGATCCCTTAGTTGAGGGTGCCCGTTACCATTGATCGAATTAATGCTATTTTCGTACCAATCAGTTACCCATTTAGTTTGCCCAGATGTAAGAGTATCAGGTCTAACAAAATCCTTAATTGGCTTACTGTCAAAAGAATCAATTTGGATGCCACGTTTTTGAAAGGTGATTGCATTTGTACGTATCAGGATATCCGGATCGTATCCTACAAAAGTCAACAGAACAGCATTATTAACAACAATATCAAAGCCGTTAATTAGCTTAAACTCAGTACATAACCCAAAAGTATAGCTTTTAAAATCTGCTTTTGATTCAACAATAGGAATTTTAACAAGAGCCTTGCATCCTTTTCCAGATGGTGAAATCCATGCAGCAATTATGAATTTAAAATTGTTAAATATCCAATGCTTTAAATTGTGAGCATTTTCAATTTTATCAAAATCAAGCACCGCTAAACCTGTATAAGAAGTAACGAAATCATACTTTCTGCGTTCAGATACATTAACACATGGCGTAAATCCATGTAAACCTTCTTTAAGTTTAGTTTTTAGTTTGACATCACCGGCTTTGCTTGCCTCTTGAATCTTTTCAAGCAGATCTTTAATTGATTTTTTGGGGTTTTTTATGATGGATAAGAAGCGTACCAAACCAACGTAGCCGGATGGCTTTGAACTTTCAACATCGTTTTTATAATATTGGAATTTGATTTCTTTCACGTGGGCTGTATTTGGTAAAAAAGGCAGCTATTAACTGCCTTTTTCGAGTGTATTGATTTTTCTAGCTAAAATATGTAACACAAAATTCCTTCATAGGCTTTCCGTTTACATCCTTTTCAAGCTCTGCATTAAGCAATGCGTTTGCTTGAGCTTCCATGTTGATATCAAGCTCAGTTGTGAATAATGAACATGATAGATCCGTGTATTCTACATCTATTTGAATTTCGAAGGTTATGGGATCAGCGCCTTTGATAACTGGCATTCTAAGATTGAAAGTTTTAGGCAAATTATGCACAACCTCTTGCTTTACTGATTGAATTGCATTTCCATCTCTCATATCTAACTTTTCGATCTGCTTATCTACACTAGCTTTAAAGTGTGTTAAGTTTTTCCAAATATTATCAAATTGAGTTGGATCTTGAAATAAGTTTTGAATTTTTCGCAATTCGCGGGCTAATTCATTAGGAGTGAAATTGCCATTTAGTAAGTTGTTGAGCTTTTTGAGCTCCTTTGATTCTGTCATTTGGCCAACTATAATAGTATAATGATCATTATCATCTGATTGTTCATTGCCTTTGAATATGATCATTAATTTTTCGGGCCTAACTTCAATATTGCATTTTGTTGCATCAAATTTTCCATGTCGAATACTTAAAAAATTGTGCACTGTGTCAATATTTCCATCAAGTCGGAGCTTTTCTTTTTTAATTGGTACAGGTGGCGCTAATAATATTGGAGCCTCACCATTCCTCACAATCACTTCAATTTTCCCATTCTTGGCAGCTTTGGCCAATTCGATTGCATCATTTTTTGTTAATTCCATTCTTTTGACTTTTTTAATTAATAAATAAATTTACATTGCCTCTTTATTTTGATTGTTAAAAAGGTTCATTGTAGAACCTTCTTTAAAACGCCAACTGTCAATTACTTCAGCATCAGCATTTATGCGCTCAGCCATTCCGGTCTCGTAGTTGTTTATTATCCAGGTTTTCTCTGTAACTTCAACAACACCCTTGACCACTTCAATGCTATTTTCAATATACTTTTTTTCAAGTTTGGCGATCTCAGCATTCATTGCTTTCCGCTGATCTTTAAGCGCAATGACCTTGTTAATTGTTTGGTTGACAATTACATTTTTCTCTTTGATTTGGACCTCACTTAAATTATTTGTATACAAATAGTCCTCATCAATAGTTTCAGAATTGGTATTCAAAGCCTCTATTCTGGCGTTTTCATCCATCTCAGCAAATAGCTGATTTTTTTTAAATCTTCTTTCCATTTATTTACTTTTTTACAGGGATTAAATTAAAATAATGAACTTTTTTATCAGTTTTAGAGTGTATTGCAAGTCCTACACCTCCTATAATATAAGCAGTTTCTGGAGACAGACTTACAATAAGAGCATTATCTGGCTTTTTGTCTATGTGCTTAATGAAGTCATTCCCGGTTAATGGGTTAATAGTAATTGGCACTTTATCAAATGAACCATCATTTATTATAATGCATATAAAATTATTGATAATACCTACAGGTATCAGACTCATTTTAGTTTCAGGGTCCATTAGATGAATTGTTTTTTCTTGCAAGGAAAACTTTATGATAGCATCCTTGATTGCTCCATGTTGTTCTTTATACATATGTTAATTTTTTTGTTCAAATTCACTTCCCTTGGTAATAATTTCAAGGTGTTCTAAATATGATCTTTCTGATTCAGACAAACCTGAACCTCTTGCCTTTTCCTGAAGTCGATCACGTTCAGTTAAATTAGCTTTATGTTGATCGTTGTCCATTAATATTATCCTTTAAATTATTAAATTCATTTTTCTTATCAATCAAAATACTTGCTGCAAGTATTCGAAGATCCAGATCGCCTGAAGATGAACGCTCTTCGTAAAATTGTATTTCTTCGCGTTTTAGTTGTAGCTCTGATTTCATAAAGCTTCGAATTCGTCTATAAGTTGTTTTAATTGCTTTTGATATTCAGTGTGTAATATATTTTTAATCTTTTCAATTAATTTAATATCAGTACATATTAAACATTCGCTTTCATTTTTATCATCTATGAGATACAGGCTTGATTCATTTTCAACCTCATTTAAATTATTTATGAATGATTCAGTCAGTGATATATCTGCACTCAACAAATTACCTCTTTTTAAATTTTCATGTGTCATGTTAAAAAGCCTCCATATTTAATTCAATTTCAAGTCCTTTATCAGCAACAATAGTATTTTTATTAGTTAATTCTGAAACCTCTTTTTTGAACAATTCAGCATCACTATTGCCATCTGATAGATGTAGTAAAACAATGTTATGTGTTTCAGTAAGATCACAAGCTTCTAAATAGCTTTTCGTTGTATTTAACTCCATGTGAGAATTAAAGATTCTGTTACGTATAGCATTATCTGCAATAATATCAAAACTGTAATTTGATTCGATGAGGTAATGATTTATTCCGGGAAATCTATAACGAATAAAATTTGTATCAGTAGCAAAGAAAACGAGGCCGCAATCAGGATGTTTGATAATAAACCCGAATGGCTCAGCTGCATCATGGCTGACATCAAAGGGTAAAACTTCAAAGCCTCCTATTTTATACTTTTTCTTATTTTCAAGGATATTGGCCCGGTGTGCTAATTCAATATTTATTTTTGATGCTTCAAAAGTACCTTTGCTAGCGAAAATTTCAATACCAGAAATAGCAAGATCCTTAATATATTTAGCATGATCCCCGTGTTCATGCGTAACAAGACAGCCTTTTACTTTACCTATATTAAAATAAAGTGCTTTTTTCACTTCATTTATTTTAATACCAGCCTCTAAAATCAAAGCCTCTGAATTGTTTTGTAAAATGTAGCAATTCCCAGCGGAACTGCTACCAAGTACGATTAGTTTCATATTAAAATGGATCTCCACCTTCAGTATTACTCGAGTTAACCGCTTGTTCTTTTTCGATTGACTCATCAATAGCCTCTTTATTAGCTTTAATCTCAGGCTTAATCAACTCTTCATCAACATCTTTAATGTCCTCAAAACTGATTTCTTCAATTGCCTGTTCATCTTGAATGGTAGCTTTCAGCTCTTCTTTTGAACGATCTAAAGTTTCGCTTTCTTCATACAAAACAGCATCAGAAGAGGTTTTAATAAATTTTCCACATGCTCTTTTAATAACAGTTTTTTTTGCCATTTGTGCAGGGAATTTTTTGTGTGCTGGGCTCAGATCGTCACCAGGTCTTTGACTCCACGCTGCTTTAATGTCTTTCATTGTCATTATAAAAGCCTCTACACTTCCATCATTAAGCATAACAGTTGCATAAGCTCCGATTATTTCAGCATTTAAATTTTCAAAAGTTTGTTCATGTTTTGTTATTGACATAACGCTAGTCATTGGATCAATTTTGTATTTAAAATCATCGCCTTTGTATACAACTTGTGAATTTACATCCACCACATTGCTCACTCTTTTTGCGACGGCAATATCACCAAAATAAGAACGTTCGAATTTGCATGTTTTACCATATGGTATTAAATAGCATTGATCTTTCGACATATCTAAGCCTTGTATAACCATTTTAAGCAAAGAGCTATGTACACTTTCAAGAGTACATTTTTCCATTATAGACTTACCATCCTTGCCCGGTTCGCAAAGTGCGAAGCCTGCAAATTTTAAAGCATTTGCAGGAATATAATCTTTTGGCAATTGTAACCCCCCTGATCCTTCAAGTTGTTTAATTTGTACTAATACAGCATCATTGACGCTTTGAGTTTTCTTAATTTCTCCCATTTTAATTTTGATATTTATATGACACCCTGCACCGAGTGCCATTAATTAATACTACCTTACCTAATAAAACTGATTTTTTATATGTAATCATATAACTTCTCTTTAACATTCTACTTGGTAAGCACTTTAATTCTATAAGGTTGTATCGTATACTACCACGTTTATATTTACGATTACCAGTACTAGATCCCTGATTCTCATGACCATTACTTCTTACATTTAACGACTTCTCTACTGGAGCTATGAAAATTAAGATACATCTTTTAAAAAACGACTTTAATCTTAGCCGTTTTTTATTTGCTGGTGTTCTGGCGTGGCAATTCAAAATATTAATTTATATTCAAATTTATTTGTATCAGCTAATTCAAAAACCCATTTCAATACCTTTTTAACAAAGACCTTTTCACCAAATTGTTTGTCAAAGCGCCTTTTAGCTTTCATTCTGGCAGATGTAAAATTCAAAGCCTTAATTACTTTTCTAATCCCTTTATATTCAAAAGTGAAAGTTTTCTTTTTTGAAACGGGGCCTCTTTTTCTGTATATACTATAATCCATCTGTATATTTTTTTATTATATTAAATAAATCACCAACTATTTTTATGTTTTCAATTTCAATGTCTGGTATTCTAATCTTAAACTCGCGTTCGATCTCCATTACGATCTCAATAACATCAAGACTGTCAAGTTCTAAGTGTTCTAATTTAGAATCTTTGGTTATGTCTTGGTTAGGAATACCACTTTTTTCACTAATAAATTCAATTACTTTTTCTTCCATTATGAAATTTTTAAGGTTTTTGATTTTGAATTTCAATAATTCTTTTATTCGTTTCTTCAGGGGTAGGATCTACCTTTAATTTAGGCCATATTTTATTTACAACCAAATTAATGACCTGAGTATCCATTTGTATGATCTCAGTTACACTTTCCCTATTGTCCAATATTATAGGAGCATAAAAATTAAATTTTTCGCTAAAAGTCTTGATTATATCAAGCCCTGCATTTAATTTACTTTCGGTATTTGCATCAGAATAAGGTACACCGTCAATTAATGCCTTACATGTAGCTTTTTCACCACCATTGTTTTGGATTTCGAATAACTTAAACTTAACAAAACTGAATTTATCATTTACTTTTAATTCTAAGGCTTCATTTTTTGCCTTTTCATAAGCTTCTATTGCAAATTGATACTGTTCAAGATTTGCTATTTCTTGAGCTTTTGCACTTTCACTTGCTTTTAATTCGTTTATTTGAGTATCAATACGATCTATTTGCTTTTTGTTTTCTAGTTTTGGTTTTAGTTCATCAATCTTGGATTTAATTTCTTTCTTTTTGGCTTCAAGATCGTGTGTATCTACTTTAGGCCCCTTTACAGAATCATAAGCTTTTTTTGCTTTTTCGTGGGCTTCTTTTTTGTGGTTGTATCCAAGATCAATCGAAGGGTCAAAGATCCCTAATTTAATTAAGTCATTTGATCGATCTTCTGATTTTGCTTTAAGGAGTGTGATTTGCTGCTCTAGTTGTTCAAACATTTCTTCGTTTTGCTCTTTTTTAGATTCAAATTCTTTTATCTCTTTAGCAAAGCGAGTGCCTTTTAATTTCATTGCTTCCAGACTATCAAGCTTTTCTTTCAAGAAATTAGTTTTCAAATCAGCATCTATGTTATCAGAATTCAACAACAATTGTTTACAGGTGGGGCATATTTTTTTATCCGGATCAAAAACAAACTGTTTTAAGTTCAGTTCTTTGTATCTGGCTAAAAGTCCAGCCTTTTTTATACTTAAATCTTCAATGTCTTTTCTCCAGTCTTGAATTTGAACATCTATACTTAATTTTGTTTCACCAAGACTTTTAATACCTGTTTGTGCATTTTGCATGTCTTGTCTAATTTCATTTTTATTTTTATCGAAATTAGTTCTTAATTCAAATTCACAGCTATTTAGAGAAGAAAGCAATTCATTGACTTTGTTTTGCTCTTCAATTCGATCCTCGTTGAATTTTCTGAAAGCTTTTGACTTGTCGTTTACTTGGGTGTCAATTATAGTAATTTCAGTTTCATAATTAGCTAATAACTTAGTTAATGAATCCCAGTCAAACACTTCAGGTTTATTTCGATTTGACTGATCAATTCTTGACGGGATCAGTTCAAGTTCTTCATTTATTTTCTTGATTTTTTTAAGTAGGATCGCTTTTGATTCTTCAATAGATCTGCCAGCTGCTAATGTTTGACTCATTAAAGCAGCCGTTTTGCTGTCAAGCCCTGCAATTACATCATCTTGTTTGATGCCTCCGATAAGCTCAATAAGCATTTCGCGTTGCTTCTCCCAATGGAGTTTATTAAAATACAATGGATTTGTGGTAAGTTTAAATAAACCTTCGTTTATTAATGAATCTCTTTTTTGATTGAATTCAGTAATACTAACAGGAATGGTATTCCACTCACAAATAGTTTCATTGCCTTTAAATTCAAGCTCTGAACTGCCACGGCGTTTTTGCCACTTTTCACGTAATTTTTTTGATAGAATTATAGTACTATCATTTATTACATACTCTGCCTCAATTTCAGTTTCGAGTTTTGGATTTGTTTCATTGTTTGAATCTAAAGGTTTTATTTCAAACTTTTGCTCATCTAGCAAGTTTTTGCCAAACAACAACCATGTAATAGTTTCAGCAACCGTACTCTTGCCGGTCCTATTAGCACCTTCAATTGTTGTGAATGGATTGAATTCAACTACAAGCTCTCCGATTTTCTTGTAATTGATAATTTTAATCTTCTTTAAAAATACTCTCATTGTTTTCGATTTTAAATAATTGATCCACCGTAATATCAAAGTATTCAGCAATTCTGAAAGCTGTTAGTAAAGATGGAATAGTACCTCTTTCAATAGCTCCGATCGCTTCTCTTGATATATTTACGGCTTTACCTAGTTGTTTTTGTGTGCAGTCAGCGATAAGACGCTGATCTTTAATAATATTTTTCATTTCATCATGATAAGTTAACTTAATGCAAATGTATATCATTAAGATAAGTAAACCAAACTTTAGTAGCAAAAAAAAGCACCTATTTCACAAGGTGCTTTTAATTAGGATTGTAGGGAATCAATCAACTGTTATTATATTACCCTCTATAAACCCATTCCAAAGATCTTTTTGATCCGATCTTAATTTGCTAATATCCACATCATTAATTAGCTCAGCTGCGAATTCAAGCTTTTCAAAATCAGTCATATTTTTATAAATCCTTTTTTCTAATTTTGAAACTCTAGCTTTTAAAGTTCTAGCTTTATCTATCAGATGTATAATTACAATACCTGAGATTGTCAATAAAAAATACAGGAAATATTCAATTGTTAACATTTTTTTTATTTGCTAATGGGTGATTGTAAACCCTTCTGTTTCGGGCCTGCATTCTATGCAGATTTAATTTTACAAAAACTTCTTTGTTCTCAATTATTTTCTTTCCAGTTAATATTTTACCTTCAAAAATAAGATGACAACAATAACACCTATTTACATCTGGAATTCGATCAGCTACATTTTGTTTAATTGGCCTGAAACAGTCCTTACAGGTCTTAGTTGACATTTTCCTATAATCTACTTTTTTTTGCTTTTTTACTTGTGGCATAACATAAATTTAAATGATTAAAAACTCTTTTTAACTAAATAATTTTCTAAACACATTAGGCTTTTTAATAATTATTTTAAAAGCCTCGGATCTTTCACTATCTGACGCCGTACTGACTATTCTTTTAAATCTTTTTAGCCTACGACAAGAATAATGTTCAGTCCGGTTTTCTTTGATTTCTGCCTTAAGCAAAGGCTCCTCGCAAATAGTACAATCTTTCATAATTTCGATTTTTTAATTAATAATTCATTTTTTTTCTGCATGATCAAATCATGCAAATAATCAACTTTTAAATATTGCTTTTCAAATTCTTCAAGCATGTTTTTTGCTTTGACTACATGCTCTTTAGTATCACAAAAAACAATACAGCTAATAACTTTTACAAGGGCATTTGCCATCGTGTCAATTATTTCAGACTCTTTAAGTAAGTCAAATAAAGCCGTTTCAATAATCTTTGCTTGTGCCAGCGAGATCTTATTTCCTTGTTCGCGATCAATCTTTTGATATATTGTTTGCGGATATTTAAAGCCTAATATTTCAGTACCAATATATGATTTATTTAGTATTTTGTTTTTTAATATTTTTAAGTTCATGTGTCCTTTTATTTGTGAATATTATTTCAAATTTGTGTTTTTTGCCTTTTCCGAAATTTTCAATTAGAGAATTTATGAAATTGGAGTGGATTTTTTTGACGTGATTTAGGTTCTCCATACCACCAAAACCCCGCCTTTATTTCAGGGCGAGGCGTTATAAGCGTTTTCAGTTAAGTTGACATTCTACCTATAATTTGATAATTAACATCTTCGACAATTAATTGCGTGCCCTCTGAATACTTCGCTAAATAATTAGCGTTCTCTTTATCTGAATTAAGATAGCCGTTTGACAAATGTTTTATAATTCTTGAAATTACCGAGCGGTTTACTCTTCCTGAATGAGGGTGAATAACTGTTAAATTAAAAAATTTTGATGTTTCGTTCTTATTTTCCATTTTGCTAATTTTTAATTATTAATACGATGTAAAGATAAGTATAATTCCCATCAATGCAAATATTAATTGATGTTTTAACATTCTTTAACATATCACACCTATGTAAACAAAATGTTCCACGTGGAACGTAATGCATGATCAGGTTTTAGTACATACCTAAAAAACAAAACCCCGAATCAAAGATCCGGGGCACAAAAAAAATCAAAATACAACTACGGAGAAATTACTTATTCTTTTTTATTCTTGCAATTAGGTAAAGTGTAAGCATTAAGGCTATAACAAACATGCCAAACTTACATAATTCTATGAGTGTTTGTTCCATTATTAGAAAATTAGGTTTACTATTTTTTGAATATCGATCAAGTCGTATGCTTTCATAGCTCCAAGCATGATCAGCGCAATTAGCCATTTGTATTTTTTAACAATATTTATAAAATCAACAGTGTTTTCAAGTTTAGTAACACGACCATTTGTTTTTTTATTTTCCTCAAGAATATCCTTTAACTGAATCCCGATGACTTCAAAATTTGAATTCATCTGTATCATTATAGTATTTAATCTTGAATGAATTGAATCATGTTCTAATTCTTCGCGCGTTTTATCTTTCAGATTGTCCATTAATTTTAATATTCTATTGATTCTTACTATGTTTTTTTGCCTACTTTGTTTGATTCTAGCTAATTCTATTCTATAAACAAACGAATATGAAGCAAAGGCAGTAAAAAAGCCCGCTATGATTTGAATTTTGTGTAACCAAACAAAGCTAATAAAGCTATTGCAATCGATGTTGATAATTGTATCCATGAGCCATTATTAATAAATAACCTACTATCATTAATTTTAGCCAATTGGCAGAAAATTTCGATAAATTCTACCTGGAACCAGAATACAACACCCAACATTATCACCTTTGATGCTTTATTTTTACGCTCTATTTTCAGAAAGGTAATTATAACAAACATTAGGATAAATAAAGAATGAACAAAATAATACACCATGTCATCAACATAATATATATGTTCAACTTCATCAACTATTGCCGAGCTATGAAATACTTTACCATCTATCATAAATAATAAATGAAAATATTCATTCATTACAGCCCCGAATAGGATTAATAATGCCGTATAATTACTTTTTAGAAAGCTCATTTATTCGTTCTGTTAACATTTCGTTTTGAGCCATTAAATAAGCAATTTTAGATATTAATAAAGCCCCGTTATCGGACGATGTTCGTATTTCATCTATCAATTCTTCTGTTAATTCTGCCACCCTTTTATTAGGTGGTTTTGTTCCTAAATTTGGCATTTTGTTATATATTAATAATGTTTATACTCAATTTGTTACCCTCTAGTTGATAACTTTTTAAGATATCGGTCCAATCTCAACCAATCTACAATTTGAAACCTCAATATCATCAACAGAGCCAATAAAAGCAATATACCTTGGCAGCGAATTAAACCTGTAATAATCTGCCACTATGAACGGGCTCGTAGCGCTTGCCATGTCTTGCATGTCAGCAATGTTCTCTGGTTTTTGTTCGCTGCCATAAGCTATAATTGATGGCGCTACGGCACTAATTAAACGGATCGGAATTTCAGTTCCGATCACGCTCCGTCCGGTTGTTTCTACTTTGTATAATTTACCTACTGTGTACATAATTTATATTTTTATTATTGACTCATTTTTAATCTCAATCTGAATGATTCAATTGTTGTTAAATCATCTTGAACCCTTGCAATTATCTTATCACTTGGGAAAAATGTCATTGGCCCACCTATATCGCTTGCCATTGTCCATCTACCTATATAAGCACCAACCTTATAGGGGCTTTCGAAATCAAACATTGTCATTGATATATCCATGTTTGTCTTCCATGTTTCTAGTACAGTTTCAACACCGTCTTTTACTGATATTATCTGAACTCCATTAGTTAAGCCCGCAGGAATAGCGCCAAAATCTTCAGGCTGAAATGCCTGGGCACCGTCTGCTAAATCAATAAACGATCTAAACCACTTGGCAGAAGCGATGCCAGTAATCTCGTACTCAAAATCAACAGGCGCGCCACCACTTCCTAGCACATTCATGTCTTGACTCGCTGCATTTAATAAATACGGTGATCTATAAGATGTACCGTATTTGATTGAAGATTCTGGAATTGCAGCAACGGTCATCAATTTCGGTATAAATATATTTGTTATAGAAATAGTGTCCATTGTATGAAATTCTAATCTAAACGCATTTAATCCAGCATTGGGAAAAGGAAAAAATTGTGTAGTCCTGTCATTATCATCATCCGTGAAATCAGCAAGAACCATCTCTATTCCACCGGAAACAATACCTATTAGTTTCACGTTCGAAAATGAACCACCTTCAGAGCTACCGATCCCAAATAATGGAGTCACTAGCGTTCTGTGGAAATGTATTGTTACTGATTTAGGATTATTTGCAGAATTATCAAGATTTTCAGAATGTAGATTATCAAAAAAATCAGTTGGTAAACCTGAAAAACTACCCATTATGCACCTATCAATATCCACATCTTTCGCATGGACCGAGTCACCATCTACAGCAAGAGGGTTTTGCGGACTTAATTCCTTTCCTCCAAAATTAATCTTGAAAATATTTCCTAATAAGCTCATATCATTCTGTTTTTAGATTAGTTTTTTTTGAACTGTCAATACTTGCGTTAGAATTTGATGAGCTTGTAGCTATTGGCGGTGTGCCTAATGCAGATGGACCACCAGGCACATAAGCCGCCGCAAAAGTATTCCAATTCTGTACGTGATTATTAAAATCGGTTTTTAATTCATCAAACCCACTTTTTAAATCATTAAACCCCGCTATAAAATCAGTATTACCATTAAAATGCATTTTACCTGAACTTAATAGCTTGATGTATGCTTTAATATCATCACCACCCTCATTTGTTGAGAATATTTGCTTTTCACCTGGTTTTAAACTATCAATAGTTACCTTATTGATAAACCCAATACAAACAGGTTCTGAGCTATTAGATGTTTGAATATATAAACAGTCATATCCTTTAGGCGGGTTAAAATCTTCACCGAATGAAGATAATAAAAAAGGGTTTATATTGTCACTTTCTCCAAACCTCAAGAGCTTTACAATCCTTAATCCTTCCTCAATTACACTTTCAATAACTTTGCTAATTACTCCCATAATATAAGGTTATAGCCTTAAATATTTAAAATAAAATAAGGCAATAGCCTTATCTGTCATAAACTTTTGCATTCAACAAGTCAACTGTACATGTTTCGCCAGTTGAGTTATAATTATAATTCATTGCATTTGATATCATCTTTGCGCCATCAATATCATAAATTTCACCAGTATCAGCAAAATGATCATGGAATTCTAATTTTAAAGAATTCGATTTATAACTATCAAATTTTAATGCATTGGCCTGATCTTGTGCGCTACCTGCATCACCATCACTTTGTTTTTTTGTTATACTTCTTTTTTCAATTATTTGATCAAAAAATACCTCTGCCTGTCTGGAGCTGCCACCTTTGATGCTTTTTTGGCCAATTATTAAATACTTATTATAGAATTTTCTATAGTTGTATGATTTACCCGAGCCGGTGTTTAATGGTGGGCTTGCATTATTTCCAACTAAAGTCTTTGTAATGATTAACTCACCTTTTGAATTATGTGTTAAAATCAAGTTCTTTTGTGAACATAATTTATTAATTATTGCACTTGCTTTTGCAGTCGGATCTTGATCTTGTAAAGTGTATTTTAAGTTTATAGCACTTTCAGCTGAGCTGTCAAATTTTACCACCACATCAAAACTACTGCATATTGAATCAACGATTTCTTTTAATGATTTATTTTTTGTTTGTATAGGATAAGAAGATAAAGGCAATGGACAATCTTCTAATATTCCTGTTAATGAATAACACTTGTATGTTATTGGCTCAGGCTTGGCATTATTTGGAAAGTCGGGCGCAAAAACAGAGCCTTTAAAAATTATAATGTCATTTCTAAGCACTTCTATTGTCGCAAACTCATAATCATCTATTACATAAAAACTACTAAATGAAAAAGATGATGAAATTGCATCTATTGACTTTGATAATGTTACATTATCAAAGAACTCTAATTTTTTACCATTTATTTTAATTACCAAGCTAGGCATAATATATGATCTCTGTATTTTTTTTAATTACAAAATTTCTCCAAGAATTTTTAATTGAATTTTTACCAAACAAATCATTCCCGTCTATTATTTCCTGAACGTTCTCATCAGTGGCAATTCCGTATAATTCAAAAGCTAATATTTCCGGTATAGTGTCTTTTATAGTTACATAAACACTTGCCTCTTTAGCCTTAACTGAGATCTCTTTTATTTCCTGAATTGAAAGAATGATGGTATTATTTACAGCCGTATTTAATGTATCATTTGGCGAATATTTTATAAAGCCTTGTGTTTCAATATCAATGGCATCCAATGCAATTATATAATCATTCAATAATTGATTTGTTTCTAAAATAGTAGCATCTACATCACTTTTATATCTGTAATCGCTAGTAGCACCTACATCGCTCACATCCGTAACATCAAAACCAGACACGGCGTTTTGACTTTCTGCTGGCGTTGCAACTGTCACCGCAATAGCTGCCATATTTGTTGCCCCTGAAAATTCTTTAAATAAAGCAATTACATCACTTATATTACCATCAGGTGTTAATGTTGATACAATTTCATCAAGTGTAACAATGACAGAGTTTTGACCTATCATTATATCAAGCCTTGTTTTTAATGGCGATAAAATCCCATCAAACGAAAGCGTTGATCCTATTTTCAATAAGTCATTAGCCTGATCCATGAATTTCAAGGAATTAAAAACCGTATCCTGGATGGTTTGCCTGATATCATAAAGCTTGTTCACATACTCATTGTTCAAAACTGAATCATACAATTCCTCTAAATCATTAATGAATTGTTCAAGTTTTCCTATCTCTTCAATAGAAGGTTCTGTTAATGCAAAAGCAGTAACTGTAATTTCTTCAATAAATATATTTTGAGTTAAGATCCTTTCTCTGTAATCGGTTAAAACTAAAGGTGTATCATCTTTAATAGATTCTTGAAACTGTATTGTGAATTCAACATCATCAAGCTTGACATTATCCCAACTCAAAGTAGTTGGTTGCCCTTTTAGATCACCGTATAACGGATGTTTTACAAGCCATTCGCCAGATGGATCACATATACTATTTTTGAATTTTACAAATAAATCTTGTGGTATAAATAGTGTTAAATCATATACAGGTGATGCGCAACTATTACGCTTAGGTTTTGAGCCTATTTTACCAGGGTAATTATAGGAGGCCGTTAAGGGATCGATAGATCCGCCCTTAAATTTCATTTTAAGATCATAGGTTTCACCATCACCGGTTGTAATAGGAACTAATTTATAAGCGTTTACATCATCTTGCCAAGCCATAATTTATTTTAAATATCTTGCTATTTGTTTTTGTGCATGTTTCTTAAAATTACTATTTAACAATTTAGCACTTTCTAGAGCTGCATTATTTACAAATGGATGCTTGTGTTTTAATTCTATTTTTCTATTCTCTTTATAACTAGCAATTGGTGTCATTGCCGGTATTTTTTTATTTTTTTTCGTCTTACCTATTTTAACCAAGACACCTCTATTGTTTTTCTTAATCAACAAGGGTCTTTGTTTATCTCTTGCCTTTGAAACTCCCACAAAAAAAGATTTTCCCTTTTCGGCTATAATTGGCTTCTTGCTTCTTTCTGTTAAGTACGAACTCTTAACCAATCCTTTTGATGTTCGTTGATTTTTAGCAGGCGCATAAGATTTATTATGCAGTGTCCCTGCAAATTGTTGCTGTGCTATTTCAGTACTTGCAACCGATTTACTATCCATGCCTTTCACCATCCCGGCAACGGCTTTCATTTTTGAAATATCAAAACCTTTTGCTGGTGAATAACCTGAGAATTTACTAAAAAAACTAGCTTTTTTTACGTCAAATTCTTTTCTAGCATGTTTTTTTAACGTTCTGAATTTAACGTCTTTCGCTGAATCAGTCAAGGTGAATCTGACTGCATTAGGTAGTGCTGATCTATGTAAGCGGCTGAGCTTATGACTGAAATCGATTAGCTTATCACCTTTGTACATTAACATTATATATATTTATTTACAAGATTAGTACCTGTAGAATTACCAATATACATTTTATCACCCACATTGCAAATTGCATGCGGTTGTGTATTTGTTGAAAATTGATCAATATAATTTCCGTTAAAATCGAAAATCTGTACTCTATTATTAAAAAGATCACATACATAAATTAACCCATTATATTCGACTATGCTTCTAGGCGTATTAAATTGACCATCTCCTGAGCCATTACTTCCAAATTTAAAAAGAAAAGTGCCGTTTTTATCAAATACTTGAATTCTGAAGTTGTTTAAATCGGATACATAAAGATTGTTGTTGATGACATATATTTTTTCTGGTGTATTAAATTGACTATCGCCAGCCCCAGGGCTTCCGAATTTAGATACGAAATTCCCGTTTAAATCAAATTTTTGGACTCTTTGATTAGTTCCTCCATCACAAACCCACATATTTACATCATCTGTAGCAATCCCCTGTGTTTGTGAAAATTGGCCATCACCAGACCCATTTGATCCAAATTGAGAAATATAATTACCACTTAAATCAAATTTCTGAACCCTTTGATTGTTTGCATCACCTACATATATGAAATTATTTGTAATTGCTATTCCTGTGGTAAACGCAAATTGACCATTTCCAGATCCACTAGTACCAAATTTTAAAATGTAATTTCCATTCAAATCTAACTTTTGAACTCGATCATTTGAGGTATCAACTATATATAATTCATCATTAAATTCTATTATTTCTCTTGGAAAATTAAATTCGCCATCACCAACACCAGAGCTTCCAAAAGAATTAAGAAGATTAGCTGAAAATTCTCCCCTCACAATATACCGACTTACCACTGCATTAGTACCTTGTATCGAGACAGAAGCATACCACCCAGATGGTATATAATCACTACCTATCATTATAACAGTAAAAAAATTGGTGTCAATATCCGAAATGGTGTCACCATCTTGAATTATATCATCATTATTAACGATATAAACAAAACCATTATTCAAGGTTTGTATGTTTACAGCGTGGTTTAAGACTGTTTTTATAGATGAGAATTTTTTTGATGATTCAGCAATACGCCAATCATTCATAACCTTAAGCTTTTGCTCATTTGTTAATTCATCTATTTTATATGCTTTTTTTGGCGTTATTATTAGCATTATATAAATTTTTGAATTCGGTCATTATCATCAGAGGTGTATAGAATTTTGTCTTTCACACAGACAAAAAGCACGTTGTCGAATTGGCCACTACTGACTCCAAAGCTCCCAAATTTTAAAATAAAATTACCTACTAGGTCAAACTTCTGAATATTATTATTTGTAGAATCAGTAACAAAAATATTAGTTTCATTAATACAAATACCACGAACATTATTAAATTCACCATCACCACTACCAATTGACCCAAATTGATCAACATAAACCCCTGATAAATCAAATATCTGAACTCTATTATTGTTCTTGTCTGTAACAAAAATATTAGTTTCATTAGCATCTAAATCTTCTGGTGCATCAAAAAGTCCATCTGTGCTTCCTGTTGACCCAAATTGATCAACATAAACCCCCGCTAAGTCAAATATCTGAACTCGGTCATTACCTCTATCTGTAATAAAAATATTAGTACTATTTACAAATATTCCTCTTGGTGCATCAAAAAGCCCATTTGTTGTTCCAAAACTCCCAAATTTTGAAACAAAACTACCTACTAAATCAAATTTTTGAACTCTATTATTACCTGAATCTACAACAAAAATATTAGTATCATTTACATATATACCTACTGGATTTGTAAAAAGCCCATCTGTAATACCAACACTTCCAAATTGTGAAACATAATTACCGTTTAGGTCAAATATCTGAACTCTATTATTGTCTCTATCAACAGCAAAGATATTAGTTTTATTAATCGCAATGCCTCGTGGTAAATTAAATTCACCATTTGATGAACCGGTTGATCCCCACTTCTTTAAAAAATCACCATTAATATCATCAAAAGCAATATACCGACTTACCACTGCATTAGTACCTTGTATCGAGACAGAAGCATACCACCCAGATGGTATATAATCACTACCTATCATTATAACAGTAAAAAAATTGGTGTCAATATCCGAAATGGTGTCACCATCTTGAATTATATCATCATTATTAACGATATAAACAAAACCATTATTCAAGGTTTGTATGTTTACAGCGTGTTTTAAGACTGTTTTTATAGATGAATATAATAATTTATACTTATTAATATCTACTGAATTTTGCACTAATAGAATTTGAGCTGCACTCAATTCGTCAATCTTTTCCGCTAATTCTGGCGTATCTATACTCATACTGTTACAATGTTATAATTCGTCAATTGCTAATACAAAATCGTCATCAAGCGCTAATGCAAAATCATCATCATATGCCATAGCGAGAGCAACATCTACAGTGTCATATACGGCACTATCTAAAGGCTTTATGCTCATTAATAAAAGAAGCATTTTTTCATAATAGTTAACTTTCAAAGTGCCTGAGATTATAAAACTATTATATGCATCAGGCCCGATTGTGTAATTTTCAGTACTTGTTATATTATTACCATGCAGCTTGCCTTCAGATGCTTCAGCCTCATTTGTAGAAACTATTACATTAGGAAAACCGGCGAGATTTAATTGCCCTTGAATATAATCAATACTCAGTCTATTGTCTGACTGTGGATAGATCATATATGATTTAACCGTTTGCTGTCTTTCTTCTAAAGTAGCTGCCAAAGGAACATCGATATTATATCTTTTTTCCCATGGTTCCGGATCGAAATTTGAATTAAAATACCAAATCTGATCTTGAAAATTCTGAACCTGTGCAACAATCCTATCAATTTGCAATGCAATAACCTCATTGAATAGCTCTGAATCACCTACATTATTATAAGCGCGCCCATTTGGGAATAATAAACTTACATATTCTTTGGTGTCCATATTATGTATTTATTATCAATGTCTCTAATGTTGGTATTTCACCATAAAAAGTGGGATCGTCAGCATCACCAACTTGATACTCAGTAACTGTTTGTTCAATACCACCCAAGGGTTTAACTTTTAATACTAAAGCTGAAAAAGTGATATTATTATCAGATAAAACTTTAATTAACCCCGACTGTGTAATTGTATCATCTTCTGGAATTCGAACTTGATTCAACGTTGGTAGATAAGGCCTTATACCCAACAGGTAATCTTCTATTACTTGCTCAGCCGCTGCTTGCTGGCCTGTATTACCTGATGATAATACAATGTTTATATCTGAAATTTGAACAGGTACAATATATGCATCTGTTATAAAAGGAAATAAATCAACAATTATACGTCCATTTCCTTCAGGATCGTATTTAAAGGCCTCAATAACCTCATCAATTTTTGCTGGAATTGGTTCAAAGGATGACACACCTTCGCAATATACATTTATCTTGCCTGCTTCGCCATCAGCGGCATACGGGTAAACAGTACGTATGTCTGAAACATCAGAGGCCCAAAGAATATAATCAGCTGCATTTCCTCCAGATGGCCTGAGAATGTAACTATTAATTAAATCTTGTCTATAGTCTTCAATATCTTCAGCATCTGAAGCCGTTTGTATAATTGAATCCACTATAATTACATCCTGAATTGATGGCAATGGAGAAACACTTGTTAACTCATCAGTAACAATTAGTACACTGATCGTTCCCGGTGTTAATGCTCTTACTTGCACGTTGTCACCTGGATTTATATTTGTTAATGTTTCATACACAAAAGCACCTTTTTTAAATTGCGTGCCAAGCGGTATTATATCAGTTTCAGTTCCTATTTGTGTTGTAGTACATTCATATATACCAGAAACAGCCGGAAATGGTAAGCGCCCTATCTTATCAAGTCCTATTGCGTATAGCGTTTCAGCGTCTGCACTTCCTACCCAAATATTAGCCGCTATTTCATTAATTCTCAAAAGTAAACTGTATTCAATAGTTGCTAGTACAGCACTTTCAGCGATATAATTAGATCCCAAGTCTTCTACTGGAATGTTATAAACATTTGAGAAGTCTAATTTTATTTGCTCGAATAATTCTTGCTTTGTCATATTATTCTAAATTCAATAACCTGCGATTTTGTAAAATCCCATACCATTTGTAATGTTTGGTTATTATTTGCAACTATATTTATTTTCATCCTATTATCATCTATCTCAACTAAACTTACATCAAAATCAGCAAAAGTTAAATTTGAAAGATCGCTTTCAATAGCCCTTTTTATATTTTCCTTTCCTTTTGAATCCAAAGAATTGCTAGTTAATGCTTTTTCTGTTTGTGAATCAATAGAAATATTAAAAACATTGTTTCCCCAATATGGAGAAATCGAAGAAAACATGACTAAATAAACAGGCGTAAATATACCACTATCGTTTTGTATGTCATTTTCTGAAATAACAATAGAACCACCTGATCCAGTTTCATACATTTGCTTATTAAACATGCTAATAACCTGTTTTATCTACATTTACACCCGTGCCCTCTGTTGTCGTTTCGGTATTTCCTGCCCGATTATTAATAAATAAATCTACTCTATTTGTGTTTTGTTGTGGATTGTTGTTACTATTATTATCACTTGTTAACACTCCGTTACCATCATATGTATTAAAATTATTTGTAATATTACCAGCATCTAGTGCTGAGTTTTTTACAAATGCCTGTGTTGGTTGTTGTAGGTTTTCATTAAGTTTAATTAAATCGTTTAATGTTGTTTGTATCTCAGCTGCATTGGCAGCATCTTTGATCAAAGCCATATTGTCAAAGATACCCTCATCGATCCTGTATTTTTTTAATAAATTATAATAATCAGGCAGCTTTGATAATGGAACTTCCCATTGACCAATTATATTTTGCTCAACGATCTGAGAATTCTTGAAATCCTTCATGAAGTCCTCAGACTTAATACCCATTTGCTGTAATTGCAATTCGAAATCCACCAATTTATTTGCCTGATCTCCGATCTTTTCTTGCACTGCTTTTGCTTTTGCCGTTTTAATTATTGCAGCTCGAAGGAAATCATAAGATTGAGTTAAATTATTTGTATTTTTTAACTCTTTTTCCATTGCATCATTAACGCCTGGATAAGCATTTTTCAACTGGTTTATCAAAGTGATACGTTCCTTTGATAATGGCAATGTCTTTTTAATTGCAGAAAATTGCTTATTCAGGTCAACTATTTGCTGTGCAGCAAGTTCGCGCGTTCTATTATTAACTTCCTCCATTGCCTTTTCAGATGCACTTTGCGCTGTGACCATCTTGTATATTATACCAATAACAGCCGCAATAGCAACGCCCATTGCAATATAAGGATTTGACAGGACTGCTAAGTTTAGCAATTTTTGTGCAGCCGTTGCAAAACCTTTTGCTCTTGCTAATTTAATGAATACGCGAACAAATTTAAAAAAGTGACCGACTCTCATTAATAGCTGATAAGCCTTTACAGCTATATTTAGCGATTTCTGAACAGCTACAAAAATTATATATGTTTTTATTAAGGATCCGGCAATACTTACAAAATTCTTGACTTTCAATGCAAGACTTCTTATTTTTAATTCGGTTTCTGTTAATTGGTCTTTAGCTTTTGCTGTTCCTGAAGCCATGGATAGAAATTCAGTTGCGACCTCAACGGATGTTTTTAAGAATTTAGCAAACACACCATCACCAGACTCAACACTTAAAATAAAACCCTCCCAAGCAGATCCTAGAATTGTCAAACGTCCATTTAATGTATTAAGTTGTTTGTTTGCAGCTGTTTCGGCTGTGCCTGCGGCACCTTGTAGCGCTTTGTCTAAATCTTGTGTGTTTTTTATATTTTTGGATAAAATAACAGAACTAACAGATGCACGTACACCAAACTGATCTACGGATGCTGTTAATTTATCGCTATTTTTTACAATCCTTCCCAATATCTGTTCATAATCTTCACCTTTGGCCTTACTTTCAATAAATATTCTTTTTAGCGCATTGGCTGAACTACTGGCGTCTATTCCTGAATCAGATAATTTTCCAAGTAAAGCAAGTAACTTTGTAAATGGGACACCGGCGGCACTGGCTGCGCCTGCCACAATAGGAATACTAGTTTGTAATTTTTCAAAATTCAAGGCGCTTTTTTGAGTTGCCAAGGTCATTTGATCAATAATCATAGGTGCATCAACAGAACTAAATGCATCAAATGTTTTTACAACGGCACCAACTAGATCTGCTGTATCTGCTAATTCAGCCCTCATTGCAATTGACCCAGATATGGTGGACTGGGTCATATTTAAAATGGATTTTTCTTGGAATCCGAGGCGCGCAAAGCTTTCTTGCAGCCCGACAACTTCTGACGCCGTTCTGGCCGTTACTGAGCCCAAGCGCATAGCGTCTTTTGTCAACGCTTTATTTTCTCCGACTGTTCGATTCATCACAGCCGCAAGCCCTGCATTAGCCTGCTCAAAATCAGCAAA